TCTTAGAAAAAGACTGTTTCAGTCCATTAAGTCATCTGCTGTACAAGGTACTGCTGCTGGACAATGGTCTGCTAGAAAAGCACAGCTATTAGCCAAAAGATATAAAGCTGCTGGTGGTGGATATAGATAATGGCTTTAGCAAGGTCACAACAATCGCTAAAAGCATGGGGTAAACAGAAATGGCGTACCAAATCTGGTAAAAAATCTTCTGAAACAGGGGAAAGATATTTGCCAAGTGCTGCTATTAAAGCTTTATCTCCTAGTGAATATGCGAGAACTACTGCTGCTAAAAGAAAAACAAAGAAAAAAGGCAAACAAGTGTCTAAGCAACCTAAAAGTATAGCAGCTAAAGTAAAAAAGTTTAGGAGTTTTTAATGGCAACTCCAGCATGGCAAAGAAAAGAAGGAAAGAATCCAAAAGGTGGATTAAATGCCAAAGGTAGAGCTAGTTATAATAGAGCTACTGGTGGCAATCTTAAAGCCCCTTCCAAGAAAAAGGGCAATAAGAGAAGAAAATCATTCTGTGCAAGAATGAAAGGTATGAAAAAGAAACTGACTTCTGCAAAAACAGCAAGAGATCCTGATTCTAGAATAAATAAATCACTTAGAGCGTGGAACTGTTAGTAAGTGAATTGAAATAATATTTTATTTCTAATATAGTTGTAGTTTACCTAAAAAAATTTTATAACAACGAGGAATGAAAACTATGACTATTGATGATTTAACGACTACTGTAAGAATACTTCAAGAAGAAGTAAAAGATATTAAAGAAATAAATAATGTATTAATAAATAAGCTAGATAAAGCTTATGAAGATAGAATAGTATTGCGTAGTCAAGTTTTAAAGTCTAAAGTTAATAAAGAAAGTGAGGTCGAAAATGCCTAAAGTTGGTAAAATGAAATTTCCATATACTGCTGCTGGAAAGAAAAAAGCAAAAGAAACAGCAAAGAAAAAAGGAATGAAAGTTGTCAAGCAAAGCAAAAAGAAAGGGTACTAGAGTAGAGAACGAAATAGTAAAACTCTTTCAAGCTGAAGGGTTTAATGCCAGGCGACAACCTTTATCTGGTGCTATTGCTGCGTTCCCTCATGATGTTCAAGTATCTGACCTATTTCAGGGAACTAACATTGAAGTCAAAGCTAGAAAAAATGGCGAGGGCTTCGCCCAATTAGATAAATGGAAAGGATCTGCTGATCTTTTAGTATTAAAGAAAGACTTTTCTAACCCAATGGTATATCTTGATTGGGATTTATTTAAGGAGTTTTTGTATGAGTATAGACAAAACAGACGACGTAACGAATCTGGAGAACAGGCAGCTGTTCAACATTTCTCTAGCAGAAAGACGGAAGCTAAGGCAGATCGTAAGAAAGGTACATCTAAAATTCCTTCCAGAAGCTTCAGTAACGGACAGGGAGTGCGACAAATTGATAGAAAGCCTTGGCCCAAAAGTCAGAGAAAAATTGCTAAGAGAAGCGATAGACAAGAATCTGGTATAAATGGCACAGCTAAGTTACAAACCAGATGGCAATACCTTAAAGAACTTTCTAAAGGGCAATGAATTTTTTAGAGGTTTACGAGGGCCAGTAGGAAGTGGCAAGTCTGTTGCTTGCGCTATTGAAGTACTTAGACGAGCTCTCCAACAAGAGAAAAATGCTCAAGGAAAAAGAAAAAGTAGATGGGCAGTTATTCGGAATACTAATCCGCAACTTAAAACAACTACTATCAAAACATGGTTAGATTGGTTTCCTGAGAATGAATGGGGTGTATTTTCATGGTCAGTACCTTATACGCATAGAATAAATGTAGGTGAACTAGAATTAGAGGTCATATTCTTAGCTTTAGATAGGCCTGAGGACGTTAAAAAGCTTTTATCATTAGAACTAACAGGTGTATGGGTAAACGAAGCCAGAGAGCTTCCTAAGAGCATTATTGACGCTTGTACTATGAGGGTAGGTAGATATCCTAGTATGCGTGATGGTGGTGCTTCTTGGTATGGAGTTATTGCAGATACAAACGCACCAGAAGAAGATCATTGGTGGCCTATTATGGCTGGTGATGTACCAGTACCAGATCATCTTTCAAGAGATGAAGCTTTAATGTTAGTGAAGCCTGAGAACTGGAATTTTTATACGCAGCCATCTGCTTTATTAGAAGATAAAAATAAAGATGGTACACTCAAAGGATATAAAAGAAATAGTAAATGTGAAAATCAAAACAATCTTACACAAGATTATTATAACAATATTATCAAAGGTAAGATGAAAGGGTGGATTGATGTTTATGTAATGAATAAACTAGGATCTTTAGAAGAAGGTAAACCAGTATATCCTAACTGGAATATGGAAATACATTTATCAAAAGAAGATCTAGAGCCGGCTCAAACAACAGTTTTTGTTGGTATTGACTTTGGACTAACACCAGCTGCAGTGTTCGGTCAAAAGTTACCTAATGGTAGATGGATAATACTTCAGGAGTTAGTTTGTTTTGATATGGGTATTGCAAGATTTAGTGAATTATTAAAATATGAATTTGCAAAAAATTATAGAAACTTAGATATAGAAGTATTTGGTGATCCAGCTGGAGATTTTAGAGCTCAAACAGATGAAACTACACCATTTCAAATACTGCGACAAAATGGCATAATGGGTAAACCTACTCATAGTAATGATGTAGCTCTTAGAATAGAAGCTGTTGAAACTTCATTAGCTAGATTAGTAGAAGGATCTGCTGGTTTCTTAGTAGATCATAGATGTATTAATCTTAAAAAAGGATTTAATGGTGGTTATTTCTACAGAAGAATGCAGACTTCAGGTGATAGGTATGATGAAAAGCCAATGAAGAATAGATATTCTCATGTTCATGACGCATTACAATATTTATTATTAGGAGCTGGTGAAGGTAAACAATTAATATCTGGTAAAGCTAAAAATCCAACAGTAGTTAAGACTAGAGGTTGGAATATATTTGGTAATAAAAAAAGAAGAAGTGTATGGCAAAACAGAATGAATGGTTAGTATATTTCTACGAAAATAGAGATTATCATAGGCATACTAAATTTTTTAAAAAAGGTTTTAAACATTGTGGAGTAATGGGATATGATCCTGAAAAAAAAATATGGTTAATAGCAGAGTTTTTGTTTGGTAAATTAAATATAGAAATACTTAATGAACAAGAAGTAGATAAAATATTTAGATTAATACAAATGAAGAATGGACACATACTTAAAGTTCCTGTGCAAGACACTATTCCTAGTTTTCCAACAATTATGGGATCTTGGATAAAAGAACATAGTTGCGTTAGTTATGTACAAAGAATGATTGGTTGGTCTAGATTTTGGATATTTACACCTAATCAGCTATATTGTGCGTTGAAAAAGAATGGAATGTGTGAAATAGAACTATAATTATGGGTGCATTTAAAAAACCAAAGTATGAAGAAACTGCTGCGGATAAAGCAATTAGAGAAGATATTGAAAATAGAAGAAAAGAAGAATTATTAGAACAAGAAGAATTAGAAAAAAAAGATAAAAAATTAAAAAAAAGAAAAGCAAAAGGTATGGTTGGTATGCGATCATTATTCTCAAGAGCTGGTGGTAGAGGATTTTATCAAGAAGGAAAACAAAAATAATGGGCAGTAAAACAAGTACAAGTTCATCTTCTGGTGGAGGAGGAGGTGGAAGTAATAACAATAATAATAATCAAGCTAATCAAATTGCTAAACAAGTAAAAAAAGATATTGGTTTAACAGCAGTAGGAGGTATTGGTGGCCCACAAATGGGATATGTTGCATCAAATGTACCTAACCCTCAAATGTATGGAAAAGCTGCATCTGAATCAGCTAAAAAAAGAATGGCAGAAGCTGGTATGGGAACATACAATCCTGAAACAGGAAGTTTTCAAAATGTTGTAAATAATCAAATTATATCAGGAACTGGATCTGTAATGGGTGCTTCTATGGGTAGTGGTGAATCAACTATTATGGGTCAAATACCTATTTCTAAACAAATGTTTGAATCTCAAAAAAAATTAAAAATGATGGCATTACTTCCATTGTCAGCATTAGCACCTTTTCCTGTTTCTAGTGTTTTAGGTTATGCTGCAAACCAAGCAAGAAAAGATCAGTATAGTAATTATGTAAATAGTTTTAATCAAGGTGGTTTAATTAGAGAAACATCATCTACTTCTTATGCAAGTCAAAGAGATAGAGATACTTCCGACGCAAAAATACAAGATACTAAAGCACAAGCAGAAAGTGGAGAAGCTGCAGCAGTACAACAAGCATTAAGCAGAAAAGCTGCAATAGCTAGAAAAGAAGCAGCTGTAAAAGGATCAAGAACATTTTTTGGTGGAAGAAAAAGAACAATAGAAGGTAGAATGGTTGGAGGATTATAATGGCTTTTATACCAGTAGCAGAAAAAAATATTTCATCAGGATATACTGATAATAAATTTAAAAATTTTTTTAAAAAGTATCAAGATGCAGAAACAATCTTTGATCATTGGAAAGATAAATATGAAGAAGCATATGAATATACAATGCCTTCAAGAGAATCTTTTTATGAAGAAACAATAGGTGAAAGACGTACTGATAAAATATTTGATGAAACTGCAGTAGTAGGTATTCAAGAATTTGCTAGTAGATTACAAGCTGGTATAGTTCCTACTTATGGCAGATGGGCAAACTTTGAAGCTGGTACTGATATACCAGAAGATCAAAGACCAGCAGTTAATGAAGCATTAGATGAAATAACTAAATATGTTTTTGAAATATTAGCTGGATCAAACTTTAATCAAGAAGTACATGAAGCATTTATGGATTGTGCTATTGGCACTGGTGTAATGCTAGTAGAAGAAGGTGATGCATTAAATCCTATTAAGTTTACAGCAATACCTTTACCTAAAGTAATGTTAAATAATGGGCCAGATAATAGAGTAGATACAGTATTTAGAAAAAGACAAATAGCTTACAACCAATTAATGACTGCTTATCCTAAAGCGGAAA